GAAGTGGAGGCCGAAGCCTCACTCCCCCTCTCGGGTTACCCTTCCGGGTCCTGTTTATCAACAGTTTAGAACACGTAGCGCGGCCCACTGATGGGCTTTACTTGCATTCCTTCTGCTCGGCGAATATCCGCAAGCTGGTTTCGGTAGAAGGCCAACGTGGCCAACTCCTTCGCCAAAAGCGTTTCAATAGCTTTCTTGCGCTTAGCGATCGCCTCTGGCTTCCAGGTTGCGTACTGCATGGCTCGCGAGCTCGGTGGATACATCTCATCCCACGCGCGCTGCAGAGCATCCATGTCGAACGCATCAGGCCGCGTGCCGAAGCGCGCGACAGCCAGTTGTAGCATCTTTTGCAACATCATGTTACATCCTTAGTCGCCGGATAGCGACAGTCCGTCCTTCTCTCGACCGCGGCCGATGTGCGTAAGCGTTTGACAGCTTGGTGATCTAGGTTACGCAGGCGGAATCTGTTGCTCCGCGTACCTCTCTGCCAAGTCACGTATCGGGCACCTGGAAAGCGCGCCAACATAGGGTATAGCCCAGCGAAGAGCTCACCCTTAGTCAGATTGCCATTCCCGATGGCCCCGTCTACGTTTATCGCTGTTCCATCGTATGATAGGTAGAGACGAATTCCTTTAACCACCATAAGTGTACTAGACGATCTATCCCACTGCTGCTCATCTACGATGAGCTGCCTCATGCGACGAAGGTCTTGCCAGACTGCGGGGTCTGCAGTTGGAGTTGGTGGAACGAGTTCGGGCCCGCGGAGTGCGCGTAACCGGAACTCGACACACCGTATGGTAGCCAGATGAGATTCGCACTGCGAATCTTCAACATCGCGTCGCCCACCGCCGTGAAGGCGTTGCACATTGCGATACCACTACCGTTGTAAGCACCGGAGTGGTTCATCTGACGCTGCACCAGCAGCACGTTGCGACGAACGGGAATCATGATGTTGTTGAACACGTAGCTGTCGGCATTGGTGATGGCCTCACCGACAACAAACGGTTGAGGCTGCCCCATGTTGGCGGCGGCCGTACCGTAGTATTTCCAGTTCATAACGATGCGCAATGTCTTGAGCAGCGCCACAACATCAATGGATTCATCAAACTCGATGAGAGTCCACCCGTTAACCACAACCTTACCTGTAGGAGGAACGGTAACGTCCTCCATCTGCATACCACCCCCTGCATAGGTGCTGTCGCCACGCGTGAAACCATTTGCGTAGACGTTCAACATCTCAGGGTTCCAGACATCCAGGTTAAAACGCTTCCCAGCGATTATGTTCTGGGTGATCATGTCGAAGCGAGCGAGCGCGCTGCAGAGAGGTACTTCCTGCAGGTTACCAGCCGAATCCTGATAGCGCAACTTTGCGTTACCAGCGACGATATGAGCACCGCGGGGACGGATGTCACCGTTTGCACCCGCGTAAAGCCAAGGATCTGCTTTACCCGGCACGTAGACACGGTTAACGTCCACATGCAACCCGTTGACGATAGGCACTTCGTAACTCGGAGTGCCCGTCAGATCAACACTGAGAGTCGTGCGAATGTAATCGGTCAGAAACTCGATTCGCTCGTACGAGCTAGCGAGTGCATCGCGAACAGCGGCCACTTCAATTGCAGCCACATTCGACGGCAACGACTCCAGCACTTTCAGTTGACTGGTCAGCTGGGCGTTCAACGATCGGAGAGAGGTGAGTTCTCCTGTTGTCGAGTCCAGCATGGTTCCCACCATCTCCAGCTGCGCAAGTAACGAGCTGAGGTCGGTATCGTCTTGTTTCTTGTTGCCCAGCATGAAACCGGCCATGCCACCCAGCAGTCCCACTACTACGTCGTTAGCCATTTGCGGCCTCCTTCGCGCGAGCGATGACCAATTCCAGGTATTCGATCAGACCGATCTCGCCGCGCAAATAACGCTCGCGCAGTTCGTCAATCATACGGCCACCGGAATCAGGATGGTTGGGTTCGGCGAACTGATCGCGAAATGCAGCGAATCAGAAAGCATGCGGTAAACACCACCGACGTTGATCATGGTAGCAGTGTTCTCGGTGAGGATGTCCCCGCGCTTGACGTCCTTCGACATCAGGAACAGGAACAGAGATTCAACCACTTCCATGAAGTCCATCAGATCGTCAACCATCGGATCTGCGGGCGCGGAAAGCGCTTGGATCGCGATATTACGGTTGAAGTCATACTGGACGGACTCCGCCATGCGAACGGTAGCAACCACACCCGAAGGCATAGTCAATTCCAGCCGCACATCGTTGGCGTCGGTCTTCATCAGGCACTTGCTCGACAGCTCCGTCGGCCACTTCGCACGAGTGCGACGCAGTGCGGTCAACGCCTTCTTGTAGAAGATGAGGTCCGAACGCGTCATCGTTTGAGGCAGCGTAACGTTGAAGTTGAGTCGACGAAGGCGCACGTCCATCAGAGCCTCGAAATGATCGAGGATCTCGTGTTTCTTCGAACCCATGGTTGCCAGTTTGTCGGCAAACGCACGAGCCACGACATACGACACCGATGCATCTTGCGAATCGGTCTCGAATTCGTTCGGGAAGCCCAGGCGAGTGAGCTTCATGGCCAGATCGTACATCACACCCGACACGTTCTTGGCATCGAACAGCATGCCAGTGTACGCAGATTGCATGTAGTTGGTGAACAACGCCAATGCATACTTACCGTTCTTGACGAGGAACGAGCGAACGTCTTCGGTGAGCTCGAATTCGAAACTCGGCCGGTTCGGCAGCTTCAGCCAAGGTGTGGACGTCATGTGAGCGCCTACGCCATAGCTGTCGAGGATGGCCTCGATTTCCGTCAGGGTGCCAGTGGTACCGGTGATACCCTTGTAGATATCAACGGAACGGGCACGGTAGTCGGTGACGGCCGCGCGAATGGCGGCAGGAGCCAGGTCGAAATCGACCTGCGTGACGAAGTGCAACCAGTTGACGCTGACTGGCTGGTGGAAGTAGACATCGCCGTTGGACACGGCAATGGCCTGCTCGCCGAAAAGGATGATCTCGGCCTGCTCTTGCGAGAGACGAGTCAGCTCATTCTCGACGTTCTGCTTCGACGATGCCCACTCGCTCTGCTGAGCAGCCGAAAGCGCGTTGCGCTCTTTGGTCTGCACCAGCTGCTCGCGCGCGCAAAGGCACGCGAGCACCATGGTAGCCGGACACTCGATGATCGCACCACTCGTCAGAGTTGGCACGTTGGTCACGAGCGACTTCTTACCCTTCCGTGTGGTAACGGTCAGGTCAGTCGGCGTGGTAGTCGCCTGGTGGGCGATACCGAACATAGTGTTTTGCGAGTACGGTTGGTCAATCGTGAGAGTGAACGCATCGTACTTCAGTACACGCTTGCTGAAGTTGGTGGAATGCGCGGTGTTCACCACATCGGTGATCAGCTTTTTAAAGCCGACCGATTCGAAGAAACCCGCGAAAGACAGAGTGCCCTTCATGAACTTCTTGAATTCCGAGTTAGCAGCGGTGTCCACCACCACACCAATGATTGGCATGGACATGGCCAGGTTCTTAATCAGCATTTGAAGCTCCTTTAACAGTAATAGTATTTTCGTCTTTCGAGACGAACCGGTATACCGCGAATGCGGCCACGCCTCCCAACAGCAAGCCCAATGGGCTGGAAAGCAGTGATTTTGCGGCGCCCGACACCACCTCCGTCACTCCGGTGGCGATACCTTTGGCGATGTCGCTGACTGCGGACAACACTTCGCCCGCGGCCTCGCTATCAATAAAGAAGGCGAGGACCCCGATGAGACCGGCAATCATGAGAAGCTGTCCTGGGCCCAAGAGCCCAATTCCCGCGATGCCAGTGGAATCAGCGATCTTACCGAGGAACCCGATGGAGTCTGAGTTCCAGTAAATAACCGCAATGGCGACCAGTACAAGGGCTATGATCACAAGAACCTTGGCCAGGAAGCGCTTGATTGATTTCAGCGCGCTACCCATTAGCTGGCTCCTATGGCAAGCACCGCTCCACCCAGTATAAACAGACCAAACAAGCCTGCGCTACTGCGAGACTCAGAAGTCGACCCTCCGACCTCCTTCTCAATCTCTTTTTCGGTGTCTCGGTCGTAGATGACCCCCAGGGAGGGGCCTTCGTACCCGTTGTAACGATCATTCTCCATCTGTGAGAAATGATCACCCACCTCACCCTTCGCTGCTTCAGTCTCTTCAGCGATGTTGGCTTGCATCTCGGCTGCCTGCTTATCCGACATGTAAGTGGAGAAGAGCAAGCCGCCCATCAGCATCAACGCTTCAGTGGACATGATCATGGCGCCAACGGCGGTACTAGCGGCCGAAATGGCCCCGCCGATGGTAGTAGCTGTGAGGGTTGCACCTGTTAACGTGCCGAACAACGCTGGCGCAAGAAACGCCAATGCGACCATGACGACGAATACGATCGCCACCACAACCAGCACGATGGTGAGTACACGTTTCAGGCTTTTGGCAATGCCGCCCATGTGCATCTCCTTGTTAGGAATGGTTTCTGTCTAGTAGCTAGGGGATCCTATGTAGACTCCGCCACCCTCGAGGTCCGTCGTTTACGCTTAGGTGATTTGCTTCAATCCCCGCGCCTCACTTCTGCGCTTATCGACCCCCGGTGCTGCCCTAGTTCAATTGCTCTCGCAAGTAAAGACAGGCACTTCCCGGTTCTACAGAGGTTCGTCGGCTCGACCCTCTTTGAAATTTCCACCCTTATTGCCGAAAGACTTTGAAAATTTC